CGCTGCTTGGGTAAAACCACCAGACCTCACCAAATTTGCTATTGTGGACAGCGTAAATCTTGGATTGCTGGCTGTAGTTGATATTGTTAAAAATGTAATCTGAGACATCGCAGGGCAGCGGCTTGACATAGCCGTCATAAATCCAGAAACCGCCGGAATTGCTCATCCAGATAGCCGCCGTGTCAACAGCCGCCACAGCTTGGGTTGAGATTAGGCCGCAACCACTGCCGGCCTTCTCAAAGCCGTAAATAAATGGTGCGCCAATATACTGAGCCGTGTGAACATCCACATCAGTAAACAGCAGGTTGATGCCCTTTACGCGCTTGCCGGCCATTAGGCTGCCTGATGTACCCAGCTCAAAATCCCCCGCCTGGTTGGTGGCCAATGGCGTCCAAGATGTATTGTCCTCTTGGTCACACCATTGCACCTTGCGGGGATTGCTACCAGCGCCAAGGGCAAACAGGATGCGTTCAGCGGTGACCAAAAGCGCCCTGTTGTTCGTTGGAGCATTGGCAATGACTGCTGCCAGTGTCGGGGTTGTAAAGCCAAGCTGCCACTCATAGAGCTTGCCATCAGTGCTTGCGCAGGCCACCAGATACTCGCCCCAAGTGTCCAAGCTCCATGTGGTGGCAGTTGCTATTGAGCCAGTGTCAGGACGCGCCACGCCATAAGCAAAAGAGCCATAAGTGTTGTACCCGTAGCCTGTTCCGCTGATGGCATCAGCGCGGCCTGATGCAATGCCTGTCGGCGTGATCTCTTTGATGACGCTGTTTTCATCCATAGCGTAGAGCTTGGATTGCGTGCCGGCGACAAGGTAACGCGCATTGGAGTTTATTCTCCAAGCTAAAAGGCCACGGCATGTGCCTGTCAATTGGGTTGCCGAGCGCTTCCTCCAGCCGCCGATAGGCCGCAAGGTGTTCTCGTACCAGCGCACTAGATTCGCGTCATACCAGCGGCCTGCTGCTTGGTACTCTGTGCCGTTTTTGTAAATGCCTGGTGGAATTTTTATTGGGATGTACATGGCTATATTGTCGGTAGGTTGGACACAAAGCTCATCGTAACGATGGCCGATGGCACTGCTGGTCGTGTGGGGCTGGCGCTGGCAGCGTACTGCTCAATTTGAACACCGATGTCGGTTGGCCTCCACATGATTTCCACATAGTCAGTCGCATTCAAGCTCAAGAAATAATTCATGGCAGCAATAATGTGATACGGATCACTAGCACCTTTTCTTGGTGCAAAGCCGAATCTGCTGTTTGAGTTGGCCGCATTTGTGCCATTGACCCGAAACCAGACATCCACATCCTGAGACGAATTTGTCGTATTTGTAAACTGAATGGAAAACTGCAAGTTCCAGATCCCGCTGTCGGCCACCGTGATTCGGCTGTTGCTGACTATTGTCACGCCATTGCTAAAGTCTGTCGTGTTGAATGTGACGGCGTAGGCCGTGGTGGTGTTGGCCGCCGTCTGGTCGGTTGAGTCCTGAAACGCACCATGTGGCGCATTAAGAAACTTGCCGCCCCTTGGCCCAAACAGTGAGCCAAGGACGGAAGTCAGTTTTCTGGAAAAATTGTTCAGTGCGCTGTTGTTCTCGTTCAAGTTCCGGCGCTCGTACACCTCTGGTGGATAACCCAGAGGTGAGAGTGAAGGCGTCTCTAATTGTTGCTTAACATTGGCCATGACATGATTATTCCACTTTTGTCATGTCAGCGCGGCTTTGCTGACCCCGTTAAACCGCCATATACAGCCCAATGTTGGCTGCGGCGTAGCCGGCGTAAACGATCCCCATCGGAATGTTGCCCTTGTAAAACTGCTCTACGGCAATGCCGGCGTAGATCACTGTCACCAAAATGATCAGCCATCCACTCATAGCTCAGAGACATCAATCACTTCGCCACGGAATTCAACGCACCCATTGCCAAAGTCGTGGACAAGTTCCGGCCATAGCAGTTGGCCATTGAAGAAGGTCAGGATGGCAAACCCACTGCGCCAATTGGTGGGGTTGTCTTCCAAATAATCAACAAATTGTGGGCCGCTTGGGTCGGCCAGTGTGCCGGTGTCAACCCCGAATCGGTTGCCGGTGTAGTCTGCATATGGCGTCACCTTTAGACTGTGCAAGTGACCGGTGACAATACTTTTGCCAGAGCCTACTGTATTGTTGTGCGTTGCGTGAATGCCACCCTTGTACCTGTGCTTGACGCACACATCCTCAGTCGGCCAGCAGGCCCAGCAGGATAGCCATGCTGGGAAGTGATCTCTAAGGGAAAACCCTTTAACGCCCTCAAACTCATGGGCGTTGGCCGCAAGGCGGTTTTCAAACCGGCTGTCATGGTTGCCAAGTGTCCATATCAGCTTGGCCCGTCCAGCGTCCTCCTCAATCTCGCCCAAGCTGGCCTCACAGGCTTTTAGTTCTTGGATGATGCTGGGCTTTGTATCCCATCCGATACGGGGGTATCTACTGATAGACGCGCCGTCAAACGCATCGCCATTGTTGATGATCGCCTTTGGCTTGAATTCGCGTATTGCCCACAGCAGACCCTTGAAGGCGGTGGTGCGGATGCCAGGCCAGAAGTGCGCATCGCTGAACACAATGACCACGCCGTTCTCAATGCCCAATTGATGACGCGCCGCGTGATTATGGGCAGTCTGCAAGTGCGTGAATCGCTCACTTCGATTTTTACTGGCAGCCACCAGTTGAATTTTGTACCTGTTTTCAATAGCCCTTCGCCGCTGATGAACACCCGACTGGTCGGTGTCAAGTACTTTGGCTATTTTTGCGGCAGAGCCTAGCGTCTTCCAAAGCTCAATAAACTCAGCATCAGTAACTCTTGGTGCAGGCATGTCATTCCCTTGTCAGAATGCGCTCAAGCACATTGATTACTCGATGTTCGGCTGCTTCAATTTGCTCATCAGATGAGCCTCTGTCCGTTGCTGTTTCAATCAGATCGTGCATCAAGACATGCAGGCACTCATGCAGCGCTGTCTTTTTCAAAGTCTCTGGCGTAATTTTTTCAGCGCCAAAGTCACCAATTCGGTAAGTCGCCAGCCGCGCTGGCTGATTAAATTCAACAGACGCCATTGCGCCCTTGGCTGGCTTTGAGCCACGCTCGATGCGCCAGTCACCCAGCGACAATTCCTCTTGCCAGTGAGCCATACACTGATCAAACAAAAGCGCCTGTTCGGCGCTGGGCATGTTCTTGACGGGGTTTCTCATGGTCGCCCTTATTGCTATCGAACTTCCGGAGAATAATGCGGTTGTATTACCGCCTTGTGTCAGATTATGCGAAAGGCCGAGTCCCAGCGCGGTCAATGATCAACGCCTGACGACGAGGCGTTGAGCTGATGCTGATGTGAGTCCAAGCGTCGAACTCACGGATAACCTGATCAAAAGGTAGGTCTGAGGCCACCAAAGCCCTCACCACGGCGTCCGGCGTCATGCCAGGTACTCGGATGTCAGCCGCGTTGCCCGTGCGGTGCTGGCTGGTGTCCTTGCTGCCCACGGAGTCATTGACCTGTTTAGACCGAAAGGCGCTGTTGATCATGATCGGCTTGCCGTCCAGCGTGGTCTTGACTTGCTCCAAAAACTCAGCAAGCTTTTGCAAGTTGGCTAGTTCTTTCTCGTTGGGCGTGTTGTCAAACTCGCGGTGGCTTGTAGCGGTCAGTTCCGCAAGGGTGAAGTGTTCGGTAAGGTTCATTGCAGGCCTTATTTAATTGCAGGGGCTTTGGAAAGCAAGTCAGTTTTGGCTTGAGAGCCAGCAGAGGAGCCAAAATAGTAAGCAATAATTCCAGTCCAAGCAGTAGACAGACTGCCCAGCATCATCAAGATTGTGGGGTTGTTGCCGTCAACTTTGCCAAACATCATCATCCCTAAAATGCCAAAAAACCCGACAGTGATGATTGCAGCTAGTGCAGGCGGTACGATTGATCTTGTTGCAGCTTGCATGTCACGCGCAGATTTCCTATCCTCGACCTCCAGCTTTGCAAAGTTAAGGCCAAGCTCTTGTGCCTGTTTTTGCAACTCAATCTCAGCCAACTTGACTTGAGCAATCTGCTCTGCTGAAAGTTTGTTGCTGGAGATAAGGTCGCCAACCTTGTCTGGGTCAACACCGATGGCCTTGGAGATAGCAGACACAGCCATCCCTGCCAATGGTGTACCCATAGCTGTGGCGATTGTAGGTGCGATTTGTTTTAACCAGTCCATTATTGTTTGCTCCTTGATAACATGGTTGCTGCAATCTGTAGCATTGCACGGGTCTTCTCTAAGTTGTCAGGCGGTGATGCCCAGCCTACTGTGATCTGGCCTACAAAGCGTCCAGGCTCTGGCGGCACTGAAATTCGGCACGTATAGCCCACACCCTTTTCAATGTACCAGATGCCCATTTCACTCTGTGCGCTGGTGTATTCGCCGCAGGGAATCTCGTTTGCCATCAAGCGCACGACATCGGCATTGTTGGATGCGTTCTGCGTAAACAGGCCAACGTCTAGCCCATCATTGGTTTTGTCTCGCCCCTCTCGGGTATACGCCCTGTGCAAGATGCGTGTGCCAAACATGGAGTTCACCTTGAACACCGCCACAATGATGGCGCCAGATTGCTTGAACAGGTGGGCGGCAGCGTCCTCTACCCTGTCCTCTGCAATACTTGGTATCTTTTTGGACTCTTTGTAAGCACCGATCAGCAGTTCTTGGTTTGTATATACAAAGTACCCCGCAAAGGTCAGCACCGCCATCAGCACTATTGCAAACAAACGGAACGGGCTGCTGACATACGCCAGCACCTTGTCTACTAGGTTAAGGCGCTCGTCCGTTGCCATCAGCATTTACCCCCGCACTGCTCCAGAATCCCAAGAACAAAGTACCCGATTGCCCCCACCATGATGAAAAAGACAAGCGCCAGCAGGACTAGCTCAATGACTTCATCAATCTCTTTTTTCTTGCGTTCAGCAGCTTCGCGCTCTCGCCGCGCATCGTGCGCTGCCTCTTTGTCCATGCTGGCGGCGCGGGCCACGATCTTGGCCCAAACATCCATTTTGTTTGATTGAAAAAAGAGCATCTTGATTTCTTCCTCAAACGCCCTTGCACTTTCGATGGCAAGCTCAAGCTCAATGGCTTTACCCATTGCAGAACCCTTGAAGCCCTTGGTCTTGGACTGTTGAACAACCTTGATGGCGTCTGCTTTGGCGCTGAAGAACTTACCAAGTACAGGGCCGAGCGACTCTACGTCCTTGACCGTTTGTGCTGCGGTCTTGACAAGTTTGACTGCGGTACTGATGGCCGCTAGCGCGGTGAACGGGTCAATCACTTTCGGCTACCTTCTTAGGCTCTGGCTTGCCCTTCTCCCGCCACTTCAAGCACCAGACCAGCAATCTATCGGACGACCACGACCATCTCACGCACT